TATGTCAAACCGTTACAAGTCGTTGGTGTACAGGCGGTGGTAATGTGCCATTAGTCCAAGCCTACAGTATCAGGGAAGATGCTAAAGCCAATAACTTTAGTGCCACTCCTTTGACAGTAACTCCTGCATTACAAGCTATGCAGCCAAGTGTTCAATCACATCACGCACAAACTTTTATTGCAGGGAATATGGCAGTCCGTAGATTGACACCTAGGGAATGCGAGAGGTTGCAAGGGTTCAAGGATGACTATACAGTTATACCTTGGAAAAAGGGGGAATCACCAGACGGTCACCGCTATAAAGCATTAGGTAACTCGATGGCAGTTCCAGTTATGAAGTGGATAGGGGAAAGAATCAATGAAATTAACAAACAAATTTAACCTGCCTGACCCAATAGTCAACGCAGTACAAAACCAAGGGTATACCCCAGGTAGTAGTGATATTACGGTTACCCAACTTATCCAACCGCCTCTGATTCGTCAGTTACGGATTAAGCACGACAACGACATCGAGGAAGATGCTTCAGACCGTGTTTGGGCGTTGTTTGGGACTGCAGTTCATCACCTGCTAGAAATGGCTTATAAAGGGCGTACAGCACGAGTTGAGGAACGAGTCTATGCCGAGGTATCAGGATGGAAGTTAGGGGGCGCATTCGACGTTTTAGAGGGTTCTAGCCTATCTGATTACAAGGTGACTTCCGTATACTCTTCAGACGGCAAGATTGAGTGGGAACGCCAATTAAACGTGTTGAGATGGCTATTGCATAAAAACGGCACAGAAGTGACCAAATTGAGCATTACAGCCATTTTCAGGGATTGGAGACCTCGTGAGGCACAGAAGAACCCTGACTACCCTAGAAGACCAATTATGACCCTTCCTGTACGGATGTGGACACTAGATGAAGCAGAGGCTTATGTCAAAGAGCGTATTGCATTGCATCAATTAGCTGAACCACCAATGTGTACAGATGAGGAAAGATGGACTACTCCTGAACAGTGGGCCTTAATGAAGAAGGGTGGCAAACGAGCTATCAAGCTATATCCGTCACAAGAGGGTGTTACACTCGGCACAGACCAGTTTTGGGAACACCGTCCAGCCACCTATCGTAGGTGTGAGGATTATTGTAGTGTGAATAAATGGTGTCCTGTATGGAGCAATGTTACCTTTTAAGATAAACTAACAAATGACACGGCAAGCACTCATCCCCCACTTCCCCCCGACGGTTCCCCTCCGTCTAGCTTGTCGTGTCACCTATTAGAGATTGATATGACTACCATTGTTGGCGATTGGATTAATAAAAAATTAGTTGCAGACAGTCAGTTTTCAGATGATGATTCTGGTATTAAATACTTTGAAGATAAAATTATTGCAATAGAAGGTGGTTACCTTGGTGTTGCAGGTAATTGGGTAGATGGGGAAAAGGTCGCTGATTATGTTAATAAAAAATCAAAGACGAAACCGAAACTAAAAGCTGATAGTTCTTTCCTAAAATTGACCGATGAAGGTCTTTTTTCTTGTGGAGATGACCTAGAATGGGAACGAGTTAGAACCTTTATGGCTATTGGCAGTGGTTCAATGGCTGCAGAGGTTTGCATGAGAATGGGATTAACTGCAGAAGAAGCTGTCAAATGGGCGTGTAATGTGGACTTAAAAAGCCACGAGCCAGTCAAAACATATAAATTGGGCGAATAACATGGTACAAGCACGATGTAGCGATGAAGATTTTATAGAACTGTGGCGAAAACATAAGTCAGCAACTACCGTATCTAAAATATTAGAGATTGATGTCCGAGCGACAATGGGGCGACGAAAGCGAATAGAAAAGAAATACAACATTAAACTAGAAGCAAAAGAAGGTGGCACTCCTAGATTAACTATTCCTGAGAACAAAGTCCGCACCAATCTTTCTATGGAAAATGGAACGATTGTTGTGGGTTCTGATTGCCACTACTGGCCTGGATATGTCAGTACCGCCCATAGAGCATTTGTACATTTAATTACACGTTTAAAACCACAGGGAATAGTTCTTAACGGTGACATCATGGATAACGCCACCATTAGCCAACACAATAGGATTGGGTGGGAAAATGCCCCAACCGTGAAAGAGGAGCTAGAAGAAGTACAAGCTCGACTAGGTGATATTGAGAAGGTTAGACCTGCAGGAGCATTTATGCACCGCACCATTGGTAACCACGACCTACGCTTTGATGGCAAATTATCTAATGTATTAGGGCAGTATGAGGGCGTACCTGGTATGGCACTAGCCGACCATTTACCTGGATGGACATACAGTTGGTCTCTAATGGTCAACAACACTTGTATGATTAAGCACCGTTGGCATAATGGTCAACATGGTGTATTTAATAACACCCTTAAATCGGGGGTCTCAATGGTCACGGGGCATCTACATTCCTTAAAAGTGACTCCGTGGACTGATTATAATGGTGACAGATATGGCGTTGACACAGGAACAATGTCGGCAATTGGAGGAGACAAGTACATCTACACGGAAGACTCGCCCGTCAACTGGCGTTCAGGATTCGCAGTACTTACATTCCGTGATGGAGAACTTATGCCGCCAGAACTTGTACAAGTCATTAACGAGGATGATGGATTGGTGTTCTTTCGAGGAGAGGTGATAGAGGTCTAATATGGATATTAAAGTCAAAATCATTAAGGAAAATAAAGATGGTTCAGCCAATGCTCAAGTCGATTTTGATAAAGAAGGGCTTGAAACACTCGTCCAATGGGGGCTTGTTGCTATGCTTACCAAAGCAATTGATGAATACAAGGTTAGACCTGATGAAGATGAAGTCTCTATTGAACCCCCGTTTCCATTGCCAAAGTCCAAAAGGAAAAAGAAATGAACAGGAACTGGGATAAATGCTTTGATTTAGTTATTGTCAACGAGGGAGGCTACGTTGATAACAGTTCCGACCCTGGAGGTGCTACTAACTGGGGCTGTACTAAAGCGGTATGGGAACAATACATAGGGCATGAAGTTTCAAAAGAAGATATACGCAATCTGACAAAAGAAGACGTTAAGCCACTTTATAAAAGGAACTATTGGGATGCCATACACGGAGATGCTCTTCCTTCGGGACTTGACTATTGCCTTTTTGATTGTGCTATCAATAGTGGTGTTGGCCGTGCAGCCAAGTTTATCCAAGAAATTGTGGGTGTTTTTGCTGATGGTGCAATCGGCAATAATACTGTTACTGCTATAAATCAAATGAATACAGTAACAATGATTAATGAGTTTTCGGATAAGCGTCAAGCATTCCTAGAGACACTCAAGACTTTCCCTGTATTTGGCAAAGGTTGGACTAAACGGGTAACTGAAGTTAGAATTAAATCTTTAGAAATGGCGGAATAATATGGCAACTAAACCTGGTTTGTACGCAAACATTCATGCTAAACAAAAACGTATCAAGGCTGGTTCAGGCGAGAAGATGAGAAAGCCTGGGACTAAAGGTGCTCCTACTGCTAAAGCGTTTAAAGAATCAAAGAAGACCGCTAAGAAGTAAGGTGAGGGGACAGCCTCTCGACTCCCGATTCGTTGATGGCCTAGTTGGAAAGCCACAAAACAACTAGATTAAGCATACCCTCTCGGTGGCTTGACTATTTGATACCCACTTGTTCTCGAATCCACTCTTGAAGTGACTCAAGTTGCTGAGTCGTCATTGCACATTTTTCAACAAATTGTGGGTCGGAGGGCGTTCCATCAACGAAGGGGACGGCTGTGCTGGTGATGGACATTGCACTGCTACTGGGGTTGACGTGCAACCCACCATAGTAAGTATGAATGCGAGCAATACTATTCTTGTAATCATTGGTAATTCTCTCCGTTGTTACTTGTTGTTCCTTGAGGATTTGTTCATTCTTTGCTTCTTGCGCTTTTCCTGCTGCTTCAACACGCTCCTGATATGCCATAAATCGTGAATGCTCAAAACTATAGCCAAGATACACGCACCCACAAAGTACCAAAGCAACCAATCCAATTTTGACGTAAGTGAGAACATTGATAGAGCCGCCTGTAAATAAAGATAGTAAAAAATTCATTGTGGTTCTGCTCCCTGTTTCATAGCAACACTTGCACCACTAGCAGCCGAAACAATCCCCAGTGATTCAGCAAGCTCTCTAAGACTTACACTTGAGTGCATCACTTCATAAGCGGCTAATCCAATTACAGCAATCATACCTACAAGCCAAGACACCCTACCTAAATCATAGGTTTGATTATCTTTACCAGTTAGAAGTTGCTGAAGAATTTGCTTCATTTGATTGGAATATGACCAGTACCTGCGGCCCACATCAACAGTGCCACAACACCAAATCCAATCAGCTTGGTAATCCGTTTAACAACAGATTCGCCTACGGATGTATAAAAATTCTTAATAACTTTCTCGGTAACTCTTTCTACAAGTTCTTCAAGTTGTTCGTCGGTTAGGGGTAATTGAGTATTTGACATGATTAGGTAGCTTGAGTTTGTGCAGTTAGTATGCCGTTGGTAAATGTCATGGAACCATTGGTACCAAGAGTAGTTAATTTTGCTGTAGTAATTGTGACTGATAAACCTGTAATTGCCGATATTGGTGAAGTATTATTTCCATATAGAACACCAGTTAATCCTGGAGTTTGAATATTTGATAAATTTGTATTGGCAATGTTGCCGCCTGTAATGGATACATTATTAGAGTTCTCATAGGCCATTGTTCCTATTTGGTCTAAATTACCATTAGTCTGGGAGAAAATGGTATAAAACCAATCTCTAAACTGGCGAGAGTCTACGCCTTGATTGGTTGGAGGAGGAGGAGGAAGCATCTTGATTGGCATTACTCATCCTCTTCCATTTCGTCATAGCACCAATTCTCAGCATATCCATACTTCTGTAAAGCAGGAATTTGATGCTCCATACCCTCACCAATGTCATCCCTGACGTTAATACAATCAGGAATATCAATTTTCTTAACGTTTTTATAGGCACGTTCACAGGCTTGTTTAACGGTCTTTCCTACCCCGTTTGCCACTAGGACATAATCACCTGCCGTCACTAGGCAAGGACGCTCTACAATGCCTTCCTCGTCGTTCTGAGGGGCTATTCCAACCATGACCTCACATAGGGCGTAATCTTTGGTTAATTCATCGGGAAGACCATAGATAGGAAATCCTGTATGGTCACGCCCCGTAGTCTTAGACCTAGGGTAATCCCCAATAGGGATAACAATGCCAGTAGCAGTGTCGTAGCTAACTTTGAGAGTATCTTTGCCATCTAATAGGTCACACATCCAATCGACAACAGAACCCTTATGGAGGGCTTGCTGAATGTTAAATAAAGGCCATCCTTTACGCATAGTCCACTCTAATGGACGTGGCTCACCCTTTTCATCAATAATGAACGCCAAATCAACATAGCCAGTATGTCCGATATAGCATAGGTAGTCTTCAAAGCGTTTTAAGGTGTCTGTAAATAGGTTAGACTCGGTGCAATACTTAATGACAGTTCCCTGTTCACCTGTATTGCAGCCATAGTTTCCTGACATGAGCTTCTTATGCTCAAAGCCTTCTAGGATGTTTTTGCCAAATCCATTAGGGCCTATCCAAGCACCTACTCCAAACTCTATTCCTGGGACGAACTCTTGGAGGATAAAATCACGTCGTTTACCAGTTTCTTTCCATCGTTGAAGCATGAAGACCATATCTGCCGCTGATTTAGATACATAAGATAGAGCCTTGTCTGCATCACCACTGGGTTTAGAGACGTATCGTTTGGGATTAGCTTTAACAAAGTCGATAGCACTGTTGTAGTCCTTAAATTCAAATGAAGGAATAACTGATAGTCCAGCCTTCTTCATAATGTCTTGACCATAATCACGGTCTAGCTCTAGTTTTGCACCAAGCATATTGGTACCGATAATTGGGTAACCCTCTTCATGGAACTTTTCTAGTTCACGCATTTCAAAAGCGTTATCCGATAATACGATGAGGTCTGCTTGTCTGGCATGGATTTGCCAGTTCTGTACTTGGTCAATCAATCCACGACCAATCTTAGAACGCTCCTGACCGTGTGGACGCACCCATTGTTTAACTTCGTGTCCTTCTGCAAGGCAACGAATACCAAAGTCAACAAGAGCACCAGCAGGGTCAAGGAGTAGAATCTTCATTTCATTTTCTTTTTAGTTTTGCCAGATTGCGGTTTTCCTGCTCTAGCTTTAGAAAGGGCAATAGCGACTGCTTGCTTCTGTGGCTTTCCAGCCTTCATTTCAGTCTTGATGTTCTTTGAAATGGTTTCTTTAGATGAGCCTGATTTGAGTGGCATATTACTCTCCTGATACGGCTGCCATATAGCCAGCCTTCATTAATAAACTTGCTGCACGAGATACATCTTTACCAGTCTTAGCGTTGTTAATCACATCACTAATCTTTTGAAACTGTACTGGGTCTTTAATTATAGTTTGCTTTACGTTTGGAGCAATATTAGCCCAAAGGGTCTTAGCTTGTTCAACAGGACGACCTTTAAGGTAGTATGCCAACTCTTGTTTAAATACTTTTTGACCAGCTTCATCTTTGGCAAAGTTAGCCATTTGTTTATTAATTGTTTGATAGTTACCACTTTTGAATAACTCAGGAAGGGTATCTTTAGCAGTAGCTACAAACTCTTTCTCAGCAGCATTACGTGCAACCTTTTCAGCACCGCCTGGAATAAACTTGTTTACAGCTTCTCTAACTATATCTTGCTCTTTTTTGCTTAATGCTTTGAATTCGTCAGATTTAAGATTATTGATAACAGCATTACCATCTAAGGCATTGCCTTCTTTATCCAAGAATAACTGTCTAATCTTACCTGCAGATGAAGCACGAGATTCTTTAGGAAGCTCATTAAGTGCTGATTGTAAGTCAGCCTTTAGACCTGCACCAGTCTTTTCAGACAATGCTTTGTCATATCCAGCTTTAGCATCTTCATATAATTTGTTGACGTTAGCACCTTCTCCGTGAGCAGCCTGTAATTCAGCTTTAAACGCATCACGAGCTTCTGTAGTGGCTCCTGCAGTAACAGCTTTCTCACCCAATGCTTTTTCAGCAGCAGCCCCTGAAATCTTAGCTTCAGGAAGAAATGAGGCAACTTTACGCAAAGTTCCATATTTAGGAATCATAGACTTAGCTAGGTCACTAACCAAATTGCTTGATTGCTGAACTAACTTGTTCTCTGCAATCATTTTAATGCCAGCTTGTGCAGGAACTACACCCATGCCAATCATATCGGCTAATTGTTGGGTCTTTTCACCATAGCCTAATTGTTGAGCTAATGCACTTAAGCCACCGCCTACAGCACCGCCTAGACCACCCATTGCAGCACCACCTACGGCAGCAGCAGGGCCTCCAAAAGCACCTACTCCACCACCAATAGCAGCACCAGTAAGAGCACCTGATTTAATCTTTTCTAATGCCTGTTCACCAGTAACTTGACCAGCTTTAGATGGGTCACGAGTAGTGAGTTCTTTAGTGAACTCTTGCATCTTTTGTTGCTGTTCTTTTTGGAAATCCATCATTCCAGCAAACTTGTCTTCTTTGACAGGCGTAGGAGTATCAGCTACAGCAACACCACCAAATTTAGAGCCAGCTTCTACTGGAGCTTCTTCGACAGGAATACCACCGAATTTGCTCATTATGGCTTCCTATATTTTTTGCCGTCTTCAATAAATTCTGCACCACTAGGCAAAGCATCAAACTGCTCTTTAGTGGTTACAGTTGGAACTTCTTTAGCTTTCACAGCTTTAGTATCAATAGGGCCTTCACCAACTGGTTTGGCTGTAGCAAATTCAGTAAAGCTAACATTAGGATTCTTTTTAGAAGCCTTCATTGCCTTATCAACATCAGATTGGGTAAATGGAATTGCAGTACGAACAATATCTAGTTCTTGTTGAATTAATGCTTTACGCTCTGAAGACAGTTTAGGGTCATTCATTTGAGCTTTACCAGAAGACTCAACAATACGACGCATCTCACCAAGTTTGTCTAGGGTTACGCCTAATGATGCACCAGCAGGGATAAACACACCTTTTTCAATACTGTCGGTCAATCCAACTAAGCCAGTTGCTGCACCGCCAGATTCCAATGCTGCCAATCCACGAGCAACACCTGTCATACGAGTTTGCAACATTTGTGATGTGTCGTTGGATAATGTTTGGTTTAACGCAGACAATGGTGCTGTGTATAAACTGCCAAACTGCTTTTGTTGAAACAATGGCCCAGTAGTGATTGGTAAGTTAGCAACGTTTTGCAGTGCGTCAGCAGTTTGAGTAAATGCTTGAATAACACGAGTAGCCTGTGGAGACTCTTTACCAGAGCCTTGTCCATTACGAATCAAAGCTACTAAGTGTTGATTCTGTAGTTCAGAACGTTTTTCAGCACGGTCTGCAGCAGCTTCTGCACGGTCTTGAGCTTCAATCTTTTGTCTCATTACAGGGGACATTTTAGATAACAACTTATCTCTCATATCAGGAGACCAAGTTGTAGGAAAGTCTTTAGGCGGCTCAATACCAGTACGCTCTAAAGCATCTTTTAAGCGACGGTCATAATCTACTTGGCTCTTAGCACCATATAAAGTAGAAGCAAAGTCATCTTTAGCGTCAGTCTTTAATTTTTGAGCTTCTTGTTGCGTTCTTTGTGCTTTGTCTAAATACCTACGAGCTTCCATATCAGCAACTTGTGCTTCTGATGTTTTACCCATTGCTTTAAGAAAGTTTGCTTCTTTAGCTTTTGCTTGTGCTTGTTGTTGGTCTGTTTGAGCAGTAATTAATGTTTGATTAACTAATCCAGCACTTGTCAAATCACCATCAGCAGTTGTCAGCTTATATTGTGGGCCTAACATATTGCCAGCCATAGCACCTAATGGTTGAGGCTTTCCACCTGCGCCACCAACTCCACCAGCCATACCAGCTAATGGAGGTGCCATGTCTTGCTTGGCTTGCTGTAATGCTTGTGACTGTAATCCATATTGTTGTGCTGCAATATCTTCCTGCCTAAATGCTTGAGCAGGGCTTGTTTGCAATACGCTAGCTAATTCTGAAAGACTTGCCATATTAACTCACCGAAGGAGATGATTGATTGTATTGGGAATAGAGTGTTTGTAATGGATTTAGTACGTTCGCTGCACCTCCAGCTAACTGTTGTAATCCCAACGCACCTAACCCTGCTTGACCAAAGTTAATACCTTGTTGAGCTTGCGCTGCACCTGCAGGGGCTTGAGTAGCACCTGATAATTGAGCTAACAGTGCTTGTTGTTGCTGTAGGCTAGAAGTAGCGTACTGTTGACCAAACTGTTGAGCTTGTAACAATCCACCGCCTGATACTAAGCGACCCTGTGCAGCTTGTTGAGCCTGTTGAGCCTGTAAGCCTTGTTGAAGATTAAACTGGTAACCTGGCGTAGTAGTAATGGTATTTGGGTTTGCCAATAAGTTCTGTAACTGGGAAGCTGCTTGTGAACGGTATGCTGCGTATGGGTCTGCTACACCTGGCTTAGTTTTGCCACCACCCAACAATGAAGCGGCTTGTCCTAATTGTCCAATACCGCCTATTAATTGAGCACCAGTCTTGGCATATCCAGCTAAATCGCCTAATGTAGTTCCAACGCCACCTTTAGCAACAACGTTACCTGCAGCGTCAAGGATGTTTCCACCTTGAATAGAACCCATTGAGCCGTCTGCTAATTGGAATGGTACAGATTCAGCACCTTGGGCTGCGGCTTCTAAAACAGGAGTTGCGGAAGCTATTTGTTCGGCAGTAGCACCTGCG